AAAGATACGCTTAACTTTAAAGTATTAGATACAGCTAACAATGATTATAGCGGTCTTGACGTACCAACTTACGGGGCTAATTTTATATTAAATCAGTTTGGTTTTGACGTTGAATTAGCTAACGAAACGTATACCAACACTTCTTCATATGAAGCATCACTTTATATTGGGATGGTTGTAAGATGTGAGTACACAAATAACTCATCATCAGATGCGTACATAGCAATGAACCTAGACATACATGAGGTAATAGATGAATGAGTACCCAGGAATGCCTAGTACAACGGGCGTAGTTTTAATAGTAACTTCTTTATTGCTATTAGCTTACGAAGCATACTTACTTTATAAGAAAAAAGAACCTATTAGTGTTGCTGTCTACAAGTTCGGACAACATAGTATGGCCATAGTATTTCTAGTAGGCTTTCTAATGGGCCATTTTTTCTGGTAACTACCAAAGAGGAACAATGAGTAGTATACCGGGAACACTTAAATATAAAGAGTCTGTAGACGAAGTCTGGGAAGACTTAGCTAACGAAAACATAGAAGAGATAAACATACCTTATGAGCCGCGACCTTATCAGGCCGTCCTTCATAATGCTCTAAAGCGGTTTAATCTTTTAGTATGCCATAGGCGTTTTGGGAAGACGGTGTTCTCCATAATGGAAATGATCGACCGAGCTTTAAGAAATGACCAGCGAAATCCACAATATGCGTACATCGCTCCCACCTATGGCCAAGCCAAAAGAGTTGCCTGGGAATACCTGAAGTATTATTGCTCAAGTATCCCCAACTCTAAGGCGAATGAAGCAGAACTTAGAATCGATATTGTCAGAGAACATCCTGACGGATCTAAGGATAAGATCCGTTTCATGCTATTAGGTGCTGAGAATCCAGATAGTCTAAGGGGTATCTACCTTGATGGCTGTATTCTGGATGAGTACGCACAATGTCCACCTATGATCTGGGGTGAGGTCGTTAGACCAGCACTATCAGACCGTAAGGGATGGGCGATCTTTATTGGTACTCCTAAAGGGCAGAACCACTTCTTTGATATGATGCTGAATTACCAGAGGCTAATGCAGAGTGAGGACACTAATAACTACTATACTGCCATATATAAGGCGTCTGAGACAGGTGTCCTGGATGACGAGGAATTGGCAGATGCCCGTGCAACAATGACTGAAGAAGAGTATAATCAGGAATATGAGTGTGACTTTGCGGCAGCATTGATTGGGGCATACTATGGTAAATACATTAACGAGATGGAGAAAGCTGGCAGAATCATGGATTTTGACTATGATCCTAACTATCCTGTACGGACTGCATGGGATTTGGGTATCTCAGATACTACGGCTATATGGATGTACCAGATCATTGGTCGTGAGATACGGGTTCTGGACTACATTGAAAACAATGGCGTGGGGCTTGAATGGTACGTCACCGAAATTCATAGCAAGAACTATATGCTTGATCCTTGGGGTACTGCTTTGCCTCATGATGGTGCAGCAAGGGAATTAGGGACGGGTAAAACCCGACAAGAGCAGTTAGAAACTCTAGGTTTACGCTCGCATATTATCCCTAGGCAGAGTATAATGGATGGCATAGAGGCTGGGAGAATGCTTCTAAAGAAGCCTACATTCTTTTTTCATAAGACTAATTGTAAGCGTGGGCTTAACGCTCTGAGAAACTATCAGAGACAATTTGATAAACGTAAGGGTATCTTTCTAGATAAGCCTTTACATAACTGGGCTTCCAACGGTGCTGATGCTTTTCGGTATATGGCACTTGACTTGGAGGTACCTGAAAGTAGTATGATACATATAGACCGAAGACAGATGAAAGTGGTATCGGACTATGACGAATTTGCATAGGAGAGATTTATGGATCCATTGACGGCGGCTATTTTAATTGGTGGAACTGCGGCAATTGGTATGTACCAAGCCAATGAGCAACAAAAGGCCATAGCAAAAGCACAGAAGCGGGCTAAGGATGAGGCAGTTAAAAACCAGAACGCGTTAGTTGAGCAGGGATTTGAGAAGCGTAGAAAGACTATGGGACTCGGAGAACCAGGGGCTGCTGGCGGACTAGTGGCATCTCAATCTGGTGGAGTACTTACTTCGGTAACAAACGGTAATCAAGCAAGTGGGTTATAATGGATTTAGGTGAGAAGATTGTAAAAGAATATGATCGCATGAAAGGCGAGAGGGCTAACTGGGATGAATACTGGGAAGACCTCGCAGAATACTTTATCCCTAAGAAAGATAATGTGTATGGGTATAAGATCGAAGGTGAGAGAAAGAACTACAGATTGTATGATTCTACCTCAGTAATTGCCCTTGAACTATTGGCATCTTCTTTACATGGTATGCTCACCAACCCCAGCTCTGTGTGGTTTGGCATGGAGACAGGAATTCCTGAACTAGATAAAAGAAAAGACGTTAGGGAGTACTTGCAGTTATGTGTAAAGATCATGATCGATACACTTAACCAGTCTAACTTCCAAGAGGAGATACATGAGACTTACTTGGATCTTGGTGGCATTGGTACTACCGTACTTTCTATTGAGGAAGACAACGTATTTGATGTACGTTTCCGTTCTGCTCCTATCTATTCTTCTTACATTGATGAGAATGAAAGGGGCATTATCGATAGACTTAGTAGGTGCATGAGCTGGTCTTGGAGACAGATCGTAAGAAAGTTTGGAACAGATGTGTTTAAGGGAGAGCATGATTGTATTGATCTCTATACCAATAAGCCAGATCAGAAGGAAGAGGTTATCTTTCTAATCGAGCCTGAAGACGATTCAAAGCCGAACAGCACTAAGTATAAAGCTTACTACGTACTAAGAAAGAAAAAAATCGTTCTTAAAGAGCTTAAGTATCAGTCATGGCCATTCGCTATTCCTAGATGGACTAAGCTTAACGAAGAGAAATACGGGCGTTGTCCTGCTATGAAGGCATTACCAGATGTAAAGATGTTGAATGCCGTAATGAAAACTACTATTAGAGGAATGCAAAAGGTTGTCGATCCACCACTTATGGTGCCTGACAATGGATTCCTACTACCTATCAATACCACTCCAGGTGGGACTAACTTCTACAGAACAGGTATGAAGGATAGAATCGAAACATTCCCTAATGCTGCTAGACCAGATGTGGGGCTAGACTTTATCGAGAATATTCGTGAGCGTGTACGAGAACATTTCTTCATCGATCAGCTACAACTAATTAACCAAAGAGATATGACAGCAACAGAAGTTATGCAAAGAACTGATGAGCGTCTACGTTTCTTAGGCCCTATACTTGGTAGACTTAACAACGAATTACTTAAGCCTATCGTAGAGAGAGTGTTTGAGATCTTAAACAGAAGAGGGAAGCTCCCTGAGCCACCTCAGATCCTAGCTGACTCTAGAGACTTAAAGATTATCTACACTTCTCAGATTGCAAAAGCACAGAGAACTGGCGAAGCCAATACACTAATGAAAGTACTACAGGCATCTGCTCCTGTAATTGAAGCACAGCCAGATGTTATGGACAATATCAATGGAGACGGCGTATTAAAACACAATGCCCAGATATTCGGTTTACCGGAAGAAATGTTAAAAAGCGAAAAAGAAGTAAAAGAAACAAGAGAAGCGAGAGCGAAACAGCAGCAGGAGATGATGGCGGCACAACAACAAAACGTAGAGGCCGACACAGCTCAGAAGCAAGCTAAAGCTCAGCAGTAGAAGAGGGACACATGAAGGAACAGAAAGGCAAGAATGATCTTGCTAAGAAGAAGTACCTAGCGTACAGAGAATTTTTTACATCAGAACAAGGCGAGGAAATCCTTACTGACTTAATGAGAGCCGCTCATTTTCACACGATCACAATTGGTAAAGACCCGTATGAGACGTACTTCAATGAAGGAAGGCGAAGTCTACTGTTGCAGATCTTTCAGACAGCAAAGCTGGATAACAAACAAATCGATAATCTAACAAAGAAAATACAAGAGGAAGACCAGTACTTTTTATAAGGAGGAACAATGAAGAGACGGTATATGATTATGCAAGAGGCAGGAGACGCTGACGGTGGAAGCGCAGGTGGACTTGGTGGAGAAGCACCACCACAAGACGAGCTAACTCCTGAGCTTACCCCAGATGAAAACGTAAGTATGGAAGGCGTGCCTGAATGGGCAAGGAGCCTAGAGGTAGATAAAGAAATCCTGGCGGATCCATCTTTAAAAGCTATCAACGATATTAATTCTCTGGCCAAAAGTTATGTACATGCCCAGAGAAAGATCGGACAAAAAGGCGTGCTGATGCCTAACGAGAATTCTACTAAGGAAGAATGGGATACATTCTACCAAAAAGCTGGTGTACCTCTAGAGGAGCAAGACTACGTAAATAAGGTAGAACTCATGTCTGGTGAGGAAGGATCTGCTTTTGACGAAGGATTCAACGAGAACTTTCTAAAGAAAGCACATGAACTAAGAATTAGACCTGATCAAGCTAGTCAGATGTATAGGTTCTTCAATGAGCAGGCTCAGGGAAAAACCCAACAATTTACACAAGAGATGGAGCAGCAAAGGCAAGAAGGGCTTAACCAGCTCATGGATACCCTTGGGGAAGATGCGTATAACGTACAGCTTTCTAAGGCGTCTAAGCTAATTAAAGAAGAACTAGGCGAGGAATTTAACGGCTATCTCCAGGAAACAGGGCTTGGTAAAGACCCGAAAGTAGTTGAAGCCTTTATGAAACTGGCTACTAAATACTACAGCGAAGAGGCTATTCCTACCGCTAAAGGCGGATCTGCGATGACTAAAGATCAAATGCAGCAGGAAATTAACCTGGCGATGGGGAACTTTGATGACCCATATCACAGACCAGAGCATCCTGACCATAAGCGTCGGGTAGATGAAATCCAGAAATATTTTGCCAAGATGGAATCCAGAGGGTAACCTACTTAGGCAGCAAAGACATTTCATTTTCTTTTTATCCTGAGAAATTTGAGTAAGGGGGTTGACACAGACCCCCTTTTTTATTGATAATACTACTATGCCATTTCTGGGATAATCTAAGTCCTTTAGACCCCGCCACAAGATAAGGCAAGCAAGACCCAACGTGGACAATCTAGCGAAAACAAAAAACTTATTTATTATTAACTTTAAAAACTAGGAGAGCAATATGTCTCAGCAAATCCCAAGTAGTTTTGTTAAACAGTTTTCGTCTAACATCTACCACTTGTCACAACAAAAAGAATCTAGGTTAATGCCTACGATTAAAAGAAAAGAATCACTTCAAGGTGAAGAAAAGTATTTCGATAGAATCGGAACTGTAGACGTTATGGAAAAAGTAGGACGTCACTCAGAGACTACTTTTCAAGATACTCCATACTCAAGAAGACGTCTTAGTATGAGAGATTATTTTTGGGCAGATCTTTGCGATAAAGAAGATAAGCTTAGAATTATCCATAACCCAGAGTCTGAGTACTCTATGGCAGCTCGTGCAGCTATGGGACGTAAGATGGACGACATCTTAGTTGCCGCAGCTCTTGGAACTGTTTATACTGGTAAGTCTGGAGCTACTCCAGTTTCTCTACCTAACTCTCAAAAGCTAGGAGCTATCGATGGTGGTGGTTTCTCTCAAATGAATGTTGAGCTTTTAAGAGGTCTTAAAGAAAAATTTGATAGTAACGAAGTTGATGAAATGTCTCGTCACATTGTTTGTGGTGCTAAAGAAATTAGAGCATTACTTACTGAAACTGAAATTACTTCTTCTGACTACAACAACATCAAGGCTCTTGTTAACGGTGAAGTAAATACCTTTATGGGATTTAACTTTATCAGAATCGAGAGACTTCCATTCACTACTGCTGCGACTGTTTTTGACGCTGCTACTGGTGAAGTTGGTGTTGGTGGTGATTCTATTCCTGTAGGATCTAAGAGATGTTTCGCTTACGCAGGTGACGCTATCATCGCTGGTATCGGTGCTAACCCAACTGCTAGAGTAAGTGAAAGACCTGATAAGCACTATGCTAATCAAGTTTATTTCTCTATGAGTTTAGGTGCCATGAGAATGGAAGAAGTTAAAGTAATCGAGTTCTTCACAGCTCAATAATATAAGGAGTAAATTATGGCTAATGTATATGGTTCTAACTACCAAAAAGAATGGATTAACGAGCCTTCAGAGCAAGCTGACAAGGGTTCATCTAACGCTTCAATCAAGTGTTTTTACGATGAAGCCGCTGGTGTAGCTGCCGCTGATCTTGTTTATATCTGTAAAATCCAACACTCTGTAAGACTTCTTTCTGTAACTGATGTTGCAGGAGCTGCTCTTGGAGCTGGTGGTTTAACAGTAGTTGACAAAGATGGTAACTCTACAGCAGTTTCTGCTGGTGATTCTATCGACGGTCAAGTGGATGGAGGTCTAGACCTTATCCTAACTGCTGATGGTGCTACTGCAGCTAACTTAAAGCTACTTGCACAATTTCTAATGGACTAAGGTTTGTTCCTCGCCTTATGTCTGCTATAATGAGGGGTAGTAGGAATACTGCCCCTTTCTTGATGAGGAGTTAAAATGTCGATCGAAGAAGAAATCTGCACTTCTGCTATGGTTAAGCTCGGTGCAGAACCAATAAGCGATTTATCTGATGATACTAAAGAGGCACGCTTGTGTCGTATCCAATACCCAAAGATTAGGGACGCTATACTGCGATCTGCACCCTGGTCATTCGCAATGAAAAGAGTAGAGCTTGCGCCTATAGCGGAAGACTTATTATTTGGTGATGGCAATAAGTTTCAACTCCCACAGGATTGTGTGAAGTTTGTTAAGCTTTATGCTGGTGAAGGGTACGTCAGTAATGATCGTTACACTATTGAGGGAGATCACCTAATCTCTACGCTGGAGACTATCCAGGGTTGGTATGTAACAAACGAGGTAGAGGTTGAGAAATATGACCCTAACTTTAAAGAGGCTGTTGCCTGCGCTCTTGCTTCAGATCTTTGTTACGCTATTACTCAGTCTAATACTTTGAAGCAGGGTCTTATGGCAGAGTCTAAGTTTTGGATTGACGAGGCTAGGTCGTACAATTCTCAGGAAGTAACTCCGGAAGACTTTGTATTCGACGAGTTCTTGAACGCCAGAAGAGGTGGCCATGCGCTTTACTAAAAGCCAGACATCTTTTAAATCTGGTAGGTTATCGCCTAAGCTATACAATAGAATCGATACCAATCAATATAAAGACGGTGCCTCTGTTATGCAGGGGTTTCGTGTTATACCTGAAGGTGGGGCGTCTGTTATCACAGGGAAACGCTGGATAAATGAAGGCGCGTATAATCCTGCCGTTGGGTTTGATGAGACTAAGATGATCTCGTTTACCGTAAACGGGATACAGAAGACTGCAGTTATTGTATCTAACACATTCAATCAAGTGGATATGTACCTTTACACTTATCCATATACTCACGGCACTGAGGTAATAGTCCCTCTTATTGCCGCTGGCCCTACTGAGTTTAGACCGGAGCTATTTGACTACGTAGTGGAGGATAACTACCTGGTGCTAACACATTTTAACGGAAAGTACCTTCCGAGATACTTAAAGTTTAATGCCGATACAGGAGCATACGAAGCGTCTTTTCAGCAAGATCCGATTGAGCCTGAGATTCAAGCATATGGAAAGTTTAGGGAAGAGGAAGTTACGATAGGCAATTTTACCCCAATACAAAATACGGTAGACCTAACATCTACAAATCCTGACGTGGTGGCTCTTTTACAGGAGTCTAGGTTTATCTACGCAGAAGCTTTAGGAAGCAGAGTTAACCCAGGGGATAATAGAACGTACAATTTTGTTGCTAGTAATTACTACGCTGTAACAGGAAATATTGCGAACGGAGTACAGGCGGTCGCTAAACAAGCATATAATGAAAACGGGACATACTTTGAAACTCTTACGTTTGCAGGAGTAACTACATTTAAGACATGGGCTAGAAACCTATGGGGGCCTGGAAATTACCCAAAGACTGTAACATCCCATGAAGGAAGAGTTGTGTTTGGTGGGTGCCCTGAGAACCCGCTGTCTCTTTCTGGAAGCAGTGTAAACAATCTATTTAACTATAATCATATAGGATATGCTCCAAGTGGTTCAGACGTATATCTAAGTAGCGCAAAGGATCCGCTACCAACAGATCCATATTTATTTACAATAAGTGCTGATGATGACTCTGAGATTACTGCTTTAAGAACAGCAAATGACTTGTTTGTTGGTACAGACCGGAGAGAATATATAGCTACTGGTGGAGACACTATCCTATCAGCATTAAGTGTGCAGATTAAGCCGTATACTTCACAGGGAGTTTATCCGATATCTGCGGTTACCATGGGGAACCTAGTCGCTTACATTGACCAGACGAGAAAGAAATTATTTCAATTCAAATTTAACGACAAGAACGGAACCTATTTATCTGATGAACTATCTCTACTGTTCAGTGATCTTATGGAAGGGGATAGAATAAAACAGCTTTGTTGGGCACCTCACGTAAAGGTTCTGTATATACTAACTGAGAAAGAGATACTATATGGTATCACATATGACCCCAGCTCAGAGACAACTGCATTTTTTGAGACTCTCCAAACGGGGGTTACATCAATATCTTACGTAGCTGCCAGAGAATCTGTATCCACGGTATCCCATCATAGGGGCGATCACCTACTAATGTTTGTACGTGGTAAAGGTCTTATGGCATATGAGCAGGTGTTTTATGAGAAAGGTGAGACTAACAGTTACGTTAAGGAAGAAAGAACTGACGAAAACGAGTACATGTTCCTGGAGGATGTTTACGAAATTAGTAGAACTGCTGCTAATACTTATAGCAGCAAGGGTCAAAGCTTTACTACTGGCAGCGACCTTTTCCCTTTTAGCACTGTTGCTCCTGTTTTTACTGTTCCATTTAGAGCATTAAACTTAGATACAGGTGAGATGACTACTATAACCAGCTTAACTCCTGACGGGGTAAATCCTTGGTTCCTAGCAGATGATCCTGTTATTAACGGAGCTAGCAAGATCCTTGTTGGAAATATCCCAGATTATGAGAAAGTACTTGCGACCATGCCGATTGAGGCAGGACAGCAATACGGCCCTGCACAATTGGGGATTAAAAATATTGATGAGCTTGGCATACGATTCTACAAGTCATATAGTTATAAGATCAGTGGAAATGGAGTTGATTGGCAAGAAGTTAGGGCAGCAGATAAGTCAGGTAATGCCCAGACAGGACGAGAGGAAACTAAGTTCCAGGCAAGTCCTAAGTATGATTTTCGCGTGTGGATTAAATCAGACAAGCCTGAGCCACTAACAATCACTGGTATAAATATGAGAGGGGTAAGTAACGATGGCTAGTTCACTTGCAATATTCGCTGCTGCTAGAGGTATGCAGGCTGGACAGGGGATAGGAGATGCTTACAAGCAGAAGGTATTCGCTAAGTTACAGGCGGATGCTGTTAAGAATCAAATATCAGAAATAGATAAAAGAGCCTCGATTGAGATCGGGCAAATATTTGCTCAGGGTGAGCGAGTGGCGGCGGAACAAACTGCTGCTTATATAAAGGGTGGCGTTGAGATCGAAGGATCTGCAATGGACACTATATCAGATACTATGAGTGATGCGGCTGAAGCTGCGTATATTAGACGTAGAGAAGCTGACTATGAGATTGTTGGTCTGGAGATGCAAAAAGCGTCACTTAAAGAAGCATCGTCTGACATGAACTTTTTCTTAAACAGTTTATCCGCTGTAGGTGGGGCATACGCTGGATACCAGATGGATAAGTACCAGTACAATAGGTCATCTCTTAGAAATAAGGGAACGTCCAGTAAACCTTCTGGACAATACGCCTACAACTATTCGGGTAACGACGCAATGGGGTTAGCATAATGCCAAAGATACCAGAGGGAAGATTCAATAAAACGCCGAGTGTGAGGGTTGGGGCACAAAGAGTACCGACTCCACAAGTGTCTGGCGTAGACAGGGCGTTAAAAGCCACGCAAGAGATCACTAATGCCATGGCAAAGATTGCCGATCAGCGAGAGCGTACAGAGGCGTACAATGCGGCTAATGATGTAAAGCGTGGATATGAGCAGAAAAAGGCACAGTACCTGCTAAATCTAGATGCCGCTGGTGCAGATGGAAATTATGAATACGCTAATCCGATGTCTGAGGATCCTACAAAGCCTGAGATTATTAAAGGCAACATAAACGAAGACCTTCAGGGGCTTAACGACTATTTTACTGAGAGCCAGGAAAATTTACAGGGGCTTGAGAGATTTGATATTGCGTCCGATTTAAACCAGCAATATGTTGGGGATGACCTAAACTTGCTGAGAATGAAGACGGGTAAAAACATAGTCCGTAAACAGCAGAAGCTTCAGACAGATAATCTTTTAAAGAATATGGAAGGTGGAATGCTTAAGGTTCTTGACCTTAGTGCCAATGCCTCTCCTGCTGTATTAGACGCGTCGGTAGCGGCTACTCTTAATCAGATTGACAGGGAGATAGCTACGGTTACTCCAAGTATTGGTAGGGAGAATGCGGCTAAGGCAATGGAGTTTAAGGATAGAATCCTACAAAACACAGCGTCTGAGGCGTTATCTAGAAACATGAGCCATAGCTCTGTTACAGTGGCGGATAAGCTGGTGAGTAAGATCAAAGATCCTATGGCCAGATCGAATGCTACGTTTAAGATGGAAGGGATTAAAAAGACCCAGGCTGCTAAGGCAGATAAGTTGATTGCCCAGGACGTAAGAAATATAAGTAACGAATTATTGACCACAGATCATGCAGGGCCTGAGCTAATGCTAAAGGCTAAAGAGGCTGCTGAGAAAGCAAGAAACTCTTATTATGATCCTAAATATTCTAAGCTAGACTTAGAGCAAAGGGATACTCTTGTACTACGATTAGATGCTGCTATTCTAAGTAAGCACACGATTCAAGAGCAGATTGATATGCCGGAAGAAATTGCCCTGGTTGACAATCTAATGGAAGTTCAGAAGAGGATGGAGGATGCCACAGGTGCGGGTAGATCTCCAGATGCTAATGATGTAGCTGCGCTAAACGAGGCTAATAAAAAGTTGGATGATTTCTTAGAAAGAAGTATGGCGTCTAGCGGTCTTAAAGGGATGGGCGGAAAGAGAAAGCTTGAGTTGTTTGACCTGGCTAAAAAAGATCTGGCTAAACTATACACAAACTTGGACAAGCAGATCCCAAGTATGATTAGAAGAAAATACCCTGATAAAGATAATCGTTGGGTTTACAACGAGATCGATATGTCTGCACAGACAATGAAGCTTGGTGATCCACAGTACGTACCTACTGAATCAATCAACGCGTTTAGAAGAGATATGAAAGTAGATCTTAAGAAGGACGCTAAAATAGCAATAGATACATGGACTAGAGCTATGCACGGAGCAGGTGAGGATCATGCTAGAGCGGTAATGATGGATCTGGCTAAAGGGGATAAGAAGCTAGAGTTCTTAATTCCTGCTGCTGATTTACATGCCACAGGTAATTCTGCCCTGGCTGCTAAAATGATTAGAGACGCAAGTCTTGTAGATACAACGGAAGAGATCGTAGCCGATACTAAGTCAGGAAAGCTAACGTCTGGAGATATTGAAAACGCATTCCGAAAGAACCTTACTCCAGGGATACAGTTAGCGGTTCAGAATAATGCTGTTATGTCTGGTATTAAAACAGCTATCCAGAACAGGGCTAAAGCTATCATGATTAAAACAGGTGAGACAGACACAGGCGATGCTATGAAAAAGGCATTCGAAGAGTTTGGTCAGTACTACACAATTAGAAAAAGTGATGACGAAAGACATGTTGTTATGGCAACCAAGAGTAAGAACGGAATCGATTTTACTACGGACGAGGCTAAGCGAGCATTAGATATAGGGGTTAACCACGCAGTAGTAAATATGCCTGGAGTTAGTCTGGAAGATAAGCGAGCATTGGCAAGAGATTATTTGAAGCTTCCTAGCTGGAAGGTACTAAACGAGAAAGACCTTGGGCTATACTTCAAAGAAAACTTCTCTATTCAACCATCAAGTAGGGATATAAATAAACATAGAATAATATGGGAAGGTGACAACATCATTCTCCCTGACGGGAGAATCCTTGAGTACTCTGCGGAAGACTTCTATGAGTACGGTATTAACCCTGTATTGAAATCAGAAAGTCCGAGGCTTCAGATATGAGATACGTAAACTCTTTAAAGCGAAGACAAAGCATTCAAAGAACAACTGGTATACAGTACGACCAGTATGGGTTCTCGGACGCTTTCTCTATTGCTGCTGAAGAGACTATTAGGTCATTGCCTACGGCATCTATTTTTCGTGGCGTGAATAACTTATTCGACAGCTCAGAGAAAATAGACCCTCTTGAAGCTAACCAGAAGTTCTCCCTGGAGGGAGAGGCTGCGTTTACTCCAGAGGATGAAGACGTAACAGTTAGTATGGCAGCGGCCAGAGCAGAGGATCAGTCTAGACTTGCACGAAATGCACACATTCAAGGGCTATATGCACAGGAATCTCCTGTTGGTGCAATTACGGCAAATGTTGCAGGGTCATTGACGGCAGGTTTTTTAGACCCTGTTACCGCTGGTCTAAACCTTGGAGCTGGGTTTGCTATAACCAAAGGTATTCAAGCTGCTATTACAAGCACGAGAGTGGGTAGGGCAGGGTTAAATGCACTTGGTTCATTCTCACCTAAAGCAGGGCAGGCAGTTATCCAGATGTATAATACTAAGGCTTCTCAGACATTAACCTCTGTACTTATGAGAGAGGGGGCTGAAAACTTCCTGGCTTCTATAGCAGAGGAATCAGTAAACTTTGTAGGGATAGGCGAGGACAGGCTTGCTAGAAAAATAACGGTTCAAGAGAGCCTAAGAAACATTGTTATTGGTACCACATTCGGTACCGGATTCGGGACAATCCTAGATCGTGGAGGTCGTAGGGGAATAGTCAATCGAATGAATAGATTGTTTGGGGATAAGGCACCTGAGAATACTAAGGCAATTAACCAAACGGCGGCCATGGAAGTAAAGGCTGGGGTACCTGAAGGAACGCATATTCAGCGTCAGCTAGACCAAGAAACCTTTTCTCCTAAGACATGGCACGAACATGCTGATGATGGCGTGGACTATGTAAACAGTCCAAACGAAGGTAAGTTTTTCATACCTGTAGATAAAGACCAAGTTCATGGCGTATCCAATAGAGGAGATAGCCTGGTACTAACCAGCAACGTCTCACACGCACAAAACCTTGGAGATAAGGTAAAGCAAATCGATGTGTCGCAGCACAAGATGCTTAAGCCAGATGACTTCAAAGGCAAGGATGGAAGAAAAAATAAGCTTAAAAACAATATGGTTAATAAGCTGACCGATGATCTATTGGACGGAGCTACGCCTGAGCAACTACAGGGGCTTATGTCTAAGTTATTGGGTGACCAGTTCAAGGGCAAGATCAGTATCCTAAAGATTAGAAAAGCATTGAAGCAAGAGCTTATGGACAAGGAATCTGTCGATGATGTGTTAGAAGCATTAGAGGGATTATCAACATCTGGGGCTTTGGATTATAATGCGCACGCAGTCATCCGTGATGTGTTGGACGAGGCAGGATTTGATGGCTATACTTTTACAGGTAAGAATAGCGATGGCGGTAGAGCGTACACTGGAGTAGCACTTACACCAAATGGTGCTAAGAAGGCTAAGACAGCGGATGAGTTTGAGGTAAAGAAACCTGACTTTACAGAGAAAGAGTCTTATAAACTTACTCAGCAAAAGTCTACTGAAGACTATATGGATACTCTCCATAATATAGCTAAGACTAGAGAGAAGGTTGCTGACGAGGAAATGCTTCCGGAGGAATTAGTTTCGCCAGAAGAGATAGAGGCTGGGGACTTCAACGCTAGAAATGTTGTGTCTGAAGAGTACCAGAAAAGTAAAGTAGTAAAAGAGTCGGTAGATAAGGCAATTGAAAACCTTGAGATTAAATCTGCTGACAAGAAACTATCAATGCAAGATGAGCAGAAGTACCAGCTATTGAATGCTATAAAGAACAATAACAGCTTCGATGAAATGGCTGACGATGTTGCTAAGAAAATAAAACTGTTTGACGAGTGTATGAAAGGATAGAATGAGTATTAAATGTATCCCACTTTTAGAAGGCGTACCACTTACTGATAAAGAAGTTCAGAAGATCATAGATGATGTAAGTGTCATTAGAAGGCTGGAGACTCAGGAACGTGTAATGCGAGAAGAGGTAGTGATAGCTTTAAATGAGAAGGCACGCCAGGTAAAGATTGAGGCGCATGATGAGTTTCTAGAAGAGGTACAGAGTGTCCAGTTATTGGAAGGGGTAAAGTCTTTCGGTCAATTTCTTAACAAAAGAATGAAGCAGCTATTCGGTAGAGACAGTATCGATACTGTACGTATTAAATATAGAAACAGATTATTAAACAAACTAAATTCATACGAGGCTACCTTTGGAGTGACTACTGGTCTTGAAAAGATTAAGCCAAATTCACCAGATGAAGAGGCGTTATTTAAAAAGGTGGCTGCTTTAGGTCAGATGGATCTAAAGAAGGTAAGTACTCTTGAGAGTGCTGACAAAGTACTTAAAGAAATGTTTGGGGATAACCCAACAGAGATAGATAGAATGGCTCTTGCCCTTGCCTCATACAATGAATACACCAGGCAGTTTATGATTAAGCACGGTGTACCTGTGGAATTCCATTCTGGTTATGTAGTTAAACGTGTATATAGTCCTAAGATCTTAGCGGATATGGGTAAGGATAACTGGGTAGACTTCATGGCAAAGCGTCTGGACTCCAGGAAAACTTTTGGGCATACCCTGCCTGAAGCAGAGCTAAAGAAGAAACTTCATAAGATCGCTGGGGCGATTGAGAGAAACGAATTAAAGGCTACTACTACCTTAGATTTTGACTTCGACGGTAAGCCTAAATTTAAGAGACGCCGTGAGTTTGTTTTTAAAGACGAACAAGCAGCATACGAGGTGTTCAGAGATTTATCCCCAGAGGGGCTAACATCTCAGATCGTAAATAGTTCCTGGCGTATGGCCAGTGAAGCGGTAAGAATATCTAGGCTTGGGTATGACCCAGCGAAAATAAATAAAAGAATAAACGAAAGAGCGATTGATTATGTATCTAGATTACCCGACGGCGAAAAGGCCAAGGAAGGTCTACGCATGGCAAACTTCTATAAAGAAAATAGAATCAAGCAGGCTATCGGAGATTTAACTGGGGAAAACAACTACGCCAGATCGGGAGTTAGTTCTTTTGGTACTGCGCTCAAGGTAGTGAACAGTGTAACTAAGTTAGGTAACTCCATAACAGTTGCAATGCTAGATCCTCTGGATGCCTCCAGGCAAGCTTTCTACGTAAACGGTAAGCCAATGGGTGGCTTTATCGACTGGCATGTGAACATGGCGTCTGCTATGAAAAACATAGGATTCTGGGGAATTCTTAGTGGGGATACCCGCGCAGCCGCTGAACTAAACGAACATCTGGCATTAGTCACACACTATATTTCTACCGAATCTTCTATGCGTGTAGCGAGAGGAGAGCTTGGTGCTGGGTACGGTGCTATAGGTAAGAGGCTTGAACGAGGTACTGCAGTAGCTATGAAGCTGGCTACATTACTACCACAACAAACAGCTTTATCTAAAATATCTACAGGACTTCTAGGAGCTAAGACATTCGCTGGCATGATTGACAAGGTTAAGAAGGGCGATAAGCTAAACGCTTTCGAACTAGATACCCTGAGAGAATACTCAATCTCACCAAATGAAATGAAGGTTCTTGGGATGGTTGAAAGGTACCAGGCATGGGGAGGTAACTCTATCGTGTCTAGTAAGCAGATCCGCGCCTTACTAGAAGGTGAAGGTAAGGATTACGAGAAGCATTTAAAAGAGATAGCGGACACCTTGGGGATAAAAGAATCTGAGGTGGGGGACAATATCATATCTATCGCTGAGAAGTACGATAATTATTTGGTAGACTTCTTTAGTAGAGGTACGCCTACTCCTGAGCTTGCGGCAAAGACTGCTTTGTTCAAGGGAACCAACAGTGAATTTGTTAATGTGGCCATGGGATTACTTACTCAATTTATGGATACTCCCGTCATGCAGCTAATTAGTTACAGTGAAATGATTGATAAGCTAAAAAGAGTCCATGCCCATCCAGATGGTGATGTGGCTAAGACAGCAGCACAGGTAGGGGTTGCGGCAATGGCACAAACGGTACCGCACCTATTGGCTGGTGCAGGTATGTACATGGCATACGATGCAATATGGTCAGGCTTTATGGGTAAAGAGAGTAAGATAGAGAAACTTAGTAAGGCAACTCCTAGCGAGAGAAACGCAATATTCTTAGACATAGCTGGTAGAACTTCTGCGGTTCCTTTTTTATTCGAGGGGCTAGATAATAGTACCAGTGAGTACTATAATAAAAACTTAAGTAGTATGTTCGGTGGCCCTTCACTGGATCTAGTTAATGATGGTCTGAATGTGGTTAACCCAAATGGGAATACTACGTTTGAACATTTTGTAAGACGACACAAACCAAATGCTTGGTTTATTCAGGCATCGGGTAACCATTTTTTTGGAGATTGATTATGGCGTATAGTGATTTAGATGTAGACATTGTATATGTGGGAGACGGGGCTACCCAAACATTCCCCATTAACTTTGCTAGGACAGATGAGAACTACGTCCAGGTGGAGCTTTGGGATGTGACCGATCCGGCTAATCCTGTACAGCAGGCTTTCGTTAACCCAACTGATTGGCAGATTGTTGGTAACGATGTCTTTTGTTTCGTTGCTCCTACCACAGATCAGAAGCTATTGATCTATAGAGACGGGGTACCTACTCATGAGACTGAGTACACGACCTATGAATTTCCATACGCTACCGCCAACGTAGATCTGGATAAGGTATACCAGCTAGCGCAAGAGAATAAGAGGGCGTTAGAATTTACCGTCAGAAACTCCAGGTTCAACGAAGTATCTGGTGACGGATCTACTTATGACATCGATGATCTGGCAACTGCTGTTTCACAGGCTGCTCAAGTTGCTACAAATACAGCAGACATTGCGACAAATGCTGGAAATATAGCAACGAATAGTACGAATATCGGAACAAATGCAGGGGATATTGCTACCAATACTGCCGCAATTGCTGCAAATACGGCGGCGATTGCTGGGGTTCAGACACCAAACATGGTAAGTATCACCTCTGCTGCTACATACGCGGCAAGCTCGGCTGACATTATAATAATTGACACAAACGATACGGTTCAAATAGATTTACCTGCACCTACAGCGGCGGCGATTGTTAGGGTAAAAGTATCTGAGAAGATAGCCAACAAGACTATCGTACATGCGTCAGGAATTGATGGATTTGGAACAACATATACTGTATCATCAGAATATGAGTCGGTGAGTCTCGTGTCTGATGGAACTAAATGGTACATTATTTAAGGAGAATATATGGATACTGTAGGTAAACGATTATTTGAAGCAGCCGATATGACAGGGACTCTGGTATCAGAGCCAGTTAGTATGAACAACATGGTTCATGTCGGAATTCACAACACATGGACAGGGGCACCTACCGGAGATATTTATTTCGAAGTATCCGGTCAAGTAGGTACACCAACAACCTGGGAAATTCTAGATTCAGCTTCAGTAGCTGGTTCAGGATCTCAATTCTGGATTGATAGAAACGCTCCGTATATGTGGGCAAGAGTTAGATACGTACCATCTGCTGGTACAGGTAACATGACAAGTACAGTAGTTACCAAAGGAGATCTATAATGGCCTTAACCGATTTATCACAAGGAGTGTCTGGTGGTAGTGGGATCGGCATTAATGATCTTATCGATGCTGAGATTGTATCGTACCAAACTATCACTTTAACAAACGTAACAAATAAATATTTCGATATCGCCGTAGCTCCAGGGGCTGGCGGTAAGCTAAAGATCTACACTATGGAAGGGATAGCTCTTCAGTATGGTGTAGATTACACAGTTAATATCCCTTTACTTAGAGTAGAATGGACAGGTCTTACGCTTGACGGTTTAGTTGCGGCAGGGGACACTTTTCAATTAGTATACTTGACTACAGCTTAGGAGGCTTAGATGGCACAATTAAATGGTAAGTGGGTACAGAGCGATACCCTTACCCAAGAGAAAATTAGATTAGACAACGACCAAGCTCTTAGGGGTCGTAACAACGCTGACTCAGCAGACATCGAGATCGTTAAGGTTAACTCCTCAGACTTGGTAGAGTTCCCGACTCAACCACAGTATAACGGTACTCCTACTGTTGATAACGACTTAGTAAACAGGGGGTATGTTCTTGATGTTCTCGCAGGTCTTAGAGATCCTAAAGATGCTTGTCGTGTGGCTTCTACCGCCAACATTGACCTTGCTACTGGTGGCTTACTCAACATCGATGGTGTTGTTGTATCTGCTGGTGACAGAGTATTAGTTAAGAACCAAACTCTTCCGGCTGAAAACGGTATCTATACTGCCGCTGCTGGGGCATGGGCTAGATCGACTGACGCTGATGCAGACGCTGAAGTTACTCAAGGTTTATCTTGTCTTATTAACGAAGGTTTAACTAACGCAAGAAAATTATACGTATTGACCACAGGTGATCCGATCACTGTTGGGACTACTGCTTTGACTTTTGCTCAGGCACCTAACCCAGCAAACTTCTTGGTACCTGAAGATGCTCAGTTTACTTTAGGGGCTGGCGATATAACTAATGGATACGTTGACCTACCACATTTAGCTGAAGCTAAGTCGGTATCAATCAATGTCCTTAACGGTATTGAGCAGCAATGGGGAGTTGATTTTACAGTGGCTCCAAATGCTGGTGTAAGTAGAATTACTTGGGCCGGAGATTTAGCATCGTTCATCGCAGCAGGTGATGTGCTATTAGTTAAGTACAGCTACGCAACTACATAATAACTAGGGGGTGAGCTATGGCTCGTTTAGACCAAAGGTTTCTACCCCCTCAAGCTATTAGGCTAGGGGTGGAAACAGTACAGACAGCGAACTTTACAGCAGAGAACGGGAAGATGTATCCTATCAATCCTGCTGGAGCTACGCTGAACATACAGCTTCCAGCTCCTTCGGCAAGCTTTCATTGTGTGTTAAAAGATTTGTCTGGTGATTTGTTAAATAAGACAGTCACTATAGTAAGGAACGGAGTTGAGAATATTGATGGGGTTGCATCTAACTTGCAGCTTGAATCAGATAAGGAATCGGTTACAATTATTAGTGACGGTTCTGATTGGTATTTAATTTAATAAGGAGTAAGACATGGCTTACATTGGTAAAAACCCTAAGCTTAAGTCCATCGTTTCAGAAGGCGATACTTTGGCTAATCTTACTGCTGAACCTAGAAAGGCTGGGCGTTTCGTTTACGCTACAGATCAGCAGGAATTTTATTTTGACGACGGGACTTCTCTTAGTCCTGTTACCCCATCTGTTGGTGGGGTCGACAATGTTATCGGTGACAACTTAGTTGACATGGATGCGACAACCAACATCTATAATACTGCAGCTAACATCACAGGCTTAGATGTAAAGAACGATACTGATGGGGACGTAACAACTTTTATTGCGAACAACACTGGAGGCGGAGCCATAACTGTAAACTGGCAAACAACTCCAGGTGTTCAGATCGCGGCAGCCGATAATAATTTATCTGTGGCTGCGGGTACTGCGGCCGTATACAGCGTAGCTACCTCTAACGGAAATACTTACGTAGCAGTTCTTCAAAGCAGTACCGTTCCTCCTTTTCCAAATGGTGGGGACGGGGCATTGGTAGTCACATCCGGAAGTACGGTAAACCTACAGG